CAATTGTAGTAGCAGTAATAGCACCTGTTCCAAATGCGGCATTAGTAATTGATCCTGCTGTAAAACCACCTACCGTTACGTTTCCAGATACTGTAACTGGACCAGTAAGTGTACGTGTGGTTGCTGCCCAAATTTGCGATGCTGTAGGATCCAAAGAAGCAGTCAACTGCCTGTCAGAGTGACTCCAAACCTGTGCAGCAGTAGCACCGCTAGGTTGCATCCAGTCATAGTTTAAGACTTCAGCCATCAACACTACAGGACGGATATTAGTATCACTGACCGTAACCGTAAGTATTCCAAGGTCACTAAGGTATGTTTGAGGGATTTCGTAATACCAATGACCAACACTAATGTGGGTTAAAGTTGCTGGAGTCAAAGGCTGTGAGCCAAATGCAACGCCATTACGAAATAAATTGACTGTTGCTCCTGAGAGAGAAGTTACAGGTGTATACCCATCAGTAGGAGAAGCCAAGAACATATAGATACGTCTATACGTTGCCGTTGTTTCATTTTGCTTGAACTTCTGCATTAGTTAATACCTGCGTTTATTGTATACCGAGGGGCTGCCGTTAATGTGCTTGGAGGTGTTGGTCCAGTCGCTGGACTAAAACCATCGATATCCAGGTTCATCACATACCTGAAAGTCCCGGACTCCGTCCACGTATTTGCAGTAATATCTGCCTCTACTCCAAACGTCGGAATGTCGGATAGGCAGTTTGCATCCTGCGCACGATTGAATGTAAGTTTAGGGATGTTAAAGGCATCCCCACTATTCTGTATTCCAACAACATATTTTACGCCTGTAGTTAAAAGCTGTGGCGTGGTAAATGGGAAATACGTATGACCATTAGTTGTATAAGTAGCATTTACAAATGAGGGAGCAGCCCCATCTCCTATAACTCTACTAGTTATTAAAGTTGGTGGGTATGAGGTTGCGTTATATAACCTCAAAGAAGCTGTTACAAAGTTTGGGTTTGCGCCTATAGGTGCAAGTATCCCTTGCAATGTACAAGTACCACCCATTGAGGTAGGAACCGTAAACGCTACTCCAGCCAACGTGTTAGTACTAAATGAACCAATATTGACAATACTTTGACTTTGCACAGGATACCCATATGTTTTTGTTGATGAGGCAACTCCGAATCTAAAGGGTCCTATGTCTTGAGTCCACGTTCTTGCAAATGGCTGTGCAGACATCAGCGTGTAGTCACGTTTATTTTGATCCTGCGTTGACACCAAGCTAAGTCCACCACTCCACGTCCCATACGTTTCAAGACCTATGGCAACTGTATTACCCCTAGTAATATTTTGTGGTGTAGTAAGATTCCACCATATAAATGTCGGCGTACTGATGCCTGGTGTAATACTGACTGGATTCGGATCAGTGTAAGTTTTAGTGGTCAGAGGGTTTGCTGGCAATGACTGTCCTTTGACATATTGCCACATAGCAATCCGGACGGGTGGAGTGCCAGACGAACTAGATACGCACATACCTAGTTGTGTAATAGTCATATCTTCTTCTGCTGTAAACACGTTGACTATGTATTGACTAGCAGCAGTGAATGTCCATTGAGAATAACCGAAGGCTGGAACAAAGCCAGTGCCATATCTGCTGACTGTGTTGATAATCACGATGCGACCACCCAAATATTGTCTGGGTCGCTGATTGATAGAGACGCGGTTTTACCATCAACTCTTTGTTCTGAATAGTCCAGCAACAAAAGCGTTCTCAGTAATAGTTTTATTTGTGGCGTTAAGTCGGTGCAATAATCTAAAAAAGCTTGGTCGTTCTCAAACACCAATGACTCAGATTCATTCCACCAGATAATTAACCTACCATCCGGCATTTGATCAGCTCGATATATATGTGCAGAATCTTGATACGTCATTACACTTCAATCTTTTTAATTAACTTTTCAGCTATGGCATTTACTAATTGAACAGATCTAAGACCTAAAATTCCAACTGCAAATGCAACTCCTACAACTTGATCTGGCGTATTCCAGCCTACTTGCTTAGCAATAATTGGAGTTAAATAAACTGCTGAGAAGGTGCCAGCAATAACACCAGATAGACCATGCCAAAAGTTTCTGACTTTGGTTTTATCCCACCAGTCTGTACCAGCAACAGCTCCAACTGCACCTGCAATAAGTTGCTCTTTATCCATCGATGTCCCTCGTCGTTTCACTGACTTTTCTCACCTCCGGTACGTTTATTGAAAACACTGGAAGGCTGCTATCTTGTCGCATAAAGAAGGCAATCAACGCAGTTGTCATTGCGGGTATACCAGCACGAAGGCCTTCAATGCCAGAAATTAATAGAGCGCGAGTCACCGTGCCAAAAGATGCTGTATCAGCAATGTGTTGTGCTTTCCAGGCGGCGTCGAATTCTGGTGCAGCTGATGCAACAAATGCACCAAGCCCGATTAGAATCATACGACCCCAAGCTACATTCATTTCGGCATCACCGGAGGTATCGCAAAAGGTCCACCTGGCGTTCTTAGTCCAGAGTCAAGCTGAGCATACAACGTCATGCGAATATTATTGTACATAGCATTAAGAAAGCTACGTTCAGCTATGGTTGGATCATCAACATTCTTCATCACTATCCGATTGGCGGCATAGGCAGCGAGTGCTTGTCGCAAGATGTCGTCTGGTAGAAATGAGAATGACTTTAAGTTATCTGTTCCAGCTATCCCACTAAGCGCAGTGTCCGGCATTCCATATCCGTAGACAGTTATAGTTAATGATGCGCTGCAATAGGGATACAAACTGATTGCGTAGTTGTCATGTCGATACCAATGCGTAACGGAAGTTGTTGTCGCTGTAATATTGGCGGCGTAACCTAGATCATGCGCGCGAATACTGGACTCACTAGCATGAGTCAACCTCGTACCAGCAAGATATACATCGGACGGAAACCATAATTGACCACTTGCAGGAAGAGTAATACTTAAATCAGATAGTTGTTTTGTGCGAATATTGGCACCATATGCAATTGTTCCACTAGCGGGGATAGCGACGCACGATCGGCAAAGTTCTGCTACACCCTCCATGATGAACTTGTTAATATTCGAATCACTATCATCACCGGATGCTACTGTGCCAAGTCCCGTAGATAAAGCGCCAACAGTACTGTTCGTGGCCTCATTTAGGAGCTTATAGACCTCCTTACGGATAGTCTGAATGGTTTGCGCCATTATGGTGTCCTTCGCGCGTACGTGGCGGCGTATGACTCTACAAGACCAAGCCGCTCATTATATTGTGCGTTGTAGATAGTGAAGCCGCCTTCATTACCAATCATGGCAGCTTTATTGGCCAACATCCCGTATACGACACAGTCGTGCGCTACATCAGGCAACGGGCATTCATCATTGTCTGTAGGATTCTGTGCGACGCCGGCAGTTGAGTAAACCCAGTAATCGCCAGGCACGGCATATCCCTCTACTAGTAATCCTTGAGTTACAGCAGCCGTAGGAATCGGATAGACACCTATGCGATTCATTCCATAGATAACTGCGTACTCAGGATACGAAGCGGTTGGGTCGCTTCTAAATTGGTCAACCTTTTGATCAAACGCATCAAACAATCGCATGCGTCGATATTCGCCAAGGTTGTTTTTGGCCTGTATGTTACGAATTTTGTATAGGTCTGGCGCACAATACTCTTTAGTATTTGCCACCAGATCGAGATACCGACGGCCAAAATAGCAGTCGGTAGCTCGAGCGATCTGATTGGTCGTCTCAATAATGAGCAGGTCGAGACCAAACGGATCTTGGTCCGGATCCGAACCAAAGTAGTGCCGACCAAGTAGTCGGAACCGCCGTTTGATCTCTCCCCTAGTCATTACGAGTAGGCCCCATCCTTACCGGAGACGATAGCCGCGGTAGATGTATAGGTAACGTTTGGAGTTGTTCCACCATTGAAGATTGGTGTAGCGGTTACACGCAAACGGTTGTAGTTGTCCTGGACGTTATTGCTTGCATCAACAAAAGACTGAGGTACGACTACAGGAAGGAATGCCGTAACGCCGCCATCAGCAACACCGGATGCAACTGTCATTTTTAGTCCATCTGGAAGCTGTGCAAACGTACCAGTTGTTGCGGCTCCTAGCACCTGGCCTGGCGTAGAGCTAACAGTGAAGAAGTTAGTTCCATCATCAGATGCTTCTACACTAAAGATCCATGCAATACCAGTAGGAGTGCCGACTGTAGCTGTTGCATTCACGGTGAAACGAACAACCAACTCACGACGATGTCCCTGAATAAATGGGTCAATAGTCAGTGTGTTTGACGTTTGCTTCGTACCACCTGTTGCGGTAGCTCCTCCAGTAAATGCAGGAAATACAAGTAATCCATCTCTTGCCATAATTTACTCCTTAAGCAATCTTGATGTTGAATACACGACCGATTGCGCGAGTATGTGGTACCCACAAACCAACGCCCCAATCGAAGACGATATTGTGCAGGACACCGTTTTCTTTCGACAAACCAAGGTATGTCGGTTTAAACGGACCTGGCTGCCAACCTGTGCAGTAGCCATCACCGTAGCGGACTGCGAACAAAGACTGGAATCCACCTGCACCCGGTACACCTGCCGCGGTCTCAGATCCAAGGATATGAGTTACACCGTCGGAACGACGTCCAACGGAGCGAATCTTAGCACCCTTGTACATCTCAACAGGTCGGTCAAAGGAGTCCTTAGTGACATCAAATCCAGCACCGATACCCATGGTACGGATACCGAATTCGATAGCACGCTTCAGAGCTTCTGAGACGTAGATTACAACACCATCACCATCAGGTGCGTTCATGTTGTCGAGAAGAGCCTGGAGACGCTCCATAAAGCGGTTTGTACCAGCTGTCGTCGTCAAGTCAGCGCCAGAGGCACCGTTACCGTTGATAGACATTTCGCCGGGGATGTCAAACTGCTCTGGGTTGGTAAGGCGGTAACGAAGACCAGGGAAGCAGTCAACGTCGTTGCCAGCGGCAGTGGACGTTGGGTCATTGTCTATGAATTTCTGGTTGAAATCATAAGCGAGAGCTTCCATAAAATAGTTGATCTGCATCTGAACAGGATCAACGATGTTGTTTGGCTGATCAAGCAGCACATGGTCAACCTGAATCTTGTTACGAATCAGGTACATGCTTTCTTCGTACTGCTTTGGCTTACCCTTACTAACAACAGGTTCTTCGTTTACCGTAGCCCAGTTAATGGTTGGAAAAGCGTTAGCCTGGTTGATCATACGTGTGCCAACCTGGCGGAGAGAAGGGTTGGTGACAAGCGGGATGTCTTTCAATGCATTCCATGTCTGGTGCAGAGATTTTGTGATCTCTTTTACCAATGGGTCATTCGAGATAATCGCTTGATCGGCAAGTGTCAATGCATTTGCGTCTGGCATTTCTTAATCCTCTTATAACGAATTTCGTCCTCGGTTGATACCAAGAAGATCAGACCATCCAGCACGTCTCTGTTGACCATTATTTACGGGAGCCATACGAGGCGAACCGCTTTGGCCAATAGGTTGTG